TTCTTACCGAATAAACCTGACAGCGAAACAAAGTTTAATCCATGACGATTTTCAAAGAACACGTAGTTTGGAACATTGCTACTGCTGATTGCTCTCTCAGCCAGAAAGTTCATGTTCCTATACGGAGACCAATAGTTGGAGATATACTTTACAGAGTTTTTGGTTTCTTCAATGTCCATTGGAAGATCGGACTTAACGATCTCAGTCTTCATTATCTTCTTGGCCAGATCAGAGATCTTACCTTCAAATGCTCGAGACAGTTTTAAGTTTGCATCGGAAACTAATTCGTAGGAACAAAAGTGCAGGATGTAGAATACGTTCTTATCGCCAAGCACCTTACGATCGGACATCTTGTAGATAAAGAACTGTTGATCAATTCTAGACTCTTTCATCTTATCAGGAATGGCTGGTGTTCTGATTTTAAGAATAATCTTTTCTTCACCAACAAAGGGAAAGACGTTTACCAGATCGATACTGTCAGTTATTGTAACTGTGCCTGTAACGCAGGGAGCGAAGATATCCTCAAATATCTGAATCTCTGCAACCATATTGGTAACTTCAACACCACGACCAGCTGAGGAAACTATCTCAACTCGTTCAATGTCTACGTCGCCAGCAAATCTTAGACCATCTTTTTGCGCCATTACATTATATTTCTAAATTCGGTTAAGACCTGATCAAGCAATCCTGGACTGATGATTCGTATTCTACGTTTTGCTTCGTTCTGGTCAAACTCGTATTGATAGTTTGAAACTGCAGATGCCGTTGGATAGCTAATGTTGTCAACTATCCAACCATTGAACTCATAGTGGTGAGTATCATACTCGTTACCAGCACCATACTTTTCTGTGATTTTCTTTTCTAGCCTGTCGACTGCCATCGGGAAGTCTTCAACGTAATCATACTTTTGATTGGCAATCATAATTACCCAGTGATACTTTGGAGAATTATAAAAGTGTTCGGACACGATCTCTGGAGTATCATTATCGTTCATATCATAGAATTCGTAAAGACTGATGTTCTCTAGAACTGCCATCTTAAAGCGCACGTTCTGCGTTATGTCTTTTAATTTTACGTAATCTATTTCTCCATTGGCTTTCTGGAAATCGTAGTACATGTCTTGCATATTGTCGAAGTACATTATAGACCAGCCTCGATACGTTCTTTGGTTAGTGTCTCTAGTTCAACGAAGTTAAGAGTTACGTTGATCTGAGTCGGAGTTCCATCTGGGAATGTAGTGAATACACCATTCGGTGAGTAGTTTACGTTCATCTCTGTAAGCACGCAGGATGATATCTTGTTTAAACTGGTGTTTTGTCTCTCACCAATGTAGTACTCAATGTCAAATTCAGATGGATAAACATAAACGAAATTGTTTGCGTCTTTAAACTCTGGGTGCATGTGGTACTTAAACAACCAGATAATGTTTAGTGCAGCCTGTGCTTCAGCTGGATCTCTTGGTGCAAACTGATAGTCAAAGGTAAACCTACGATAGTCCACACCCTTAAAGATTTGTTCTTTTCTTGGATTGCCTGCAGATCTAGACATTGCCGAAAGACCAGCATTGGCTTTTAAAATCTCTGAGGAGATAGCACCCTTTGCTGCATTGGCAATACCAGCACCACCCTGTGCTGCACCATCTTTTACGTTACCAGCTTTCATAGACTCACCAGCAGCCGACAACTGATTTGCCAATTCTGGGTTAGTTGCTAACGCAGCAGCAATACCTACATCTTCTTCGGACCATTGCATACCGTAACGAACACTAAGTTGTTGCGGAGTATAGAGAACTATAGCTTCTTTTACACGTTTGGCTGGCGCACCGAATTTAATTCCAGCTGATTCTAGCACAGTTGTTTGTACTGCCGCAACGCCACCACCCACTAGTGCGCCACCCAGTGCACCTTTTGCACCACCACCAGCGACACCACCAATAGCACCGACAGCATCTTTAGCCCCAGCTGCACCAGAAGCTATACCACCAACGAATCCCAGAAC